CATTAATAAATAGACTGTCGACAATAACATTTAATTTTAAGGAGACTCCAAATGGCATATAAAGGTTATAGAAAACCATTCGTATTTAGAGGTTCAGACTCAGAGACAGCTCTGCAGTACGTGGGCTCTGTTGATACGACTACCACGGGGACTACTGATTCTGACGATAATACGTTAGCTACAGTCGGCGGTTTTGGAGTCACACATGCAGTCACTTCTAGAAAAGCAAGCCCAAATACTGTAGCAACTTCGGATTCCGATGGAAACAAAGGAACAGTCAAATCATTAGAAATCTTGGAAGCGCTGCCAGGTTGGTACATGAAAGGCGACTCATCAAAAGGAACTACATCTATTGCAGATTCTGATGGAGAGGGCGTATTTGGTACAGACCTAGGAACTTCTACTGATGTTCAAGTTGAAAATGGTATATACACATTAAAATTCGCAACTAGAGATTCTGATTGTGGCGTAGGAGACTATGTCGTAGCAGTTCAAGGTGGTGGAGTTTATTACGAAGGCTATGTCACTGGTAAAACAGCTGGTAATAATGATATTCAGATTCGTCCGGTATCAGGAAACTGGCAGGGTTTTGACGGTACAGCAGCTTGGAAATATACTACTTCAAACCAACAGCATAAAGGTCAAGATATTGAATTTGCTGGAACAGTCGTAGATGCACCAACAGCTAAATTCAAGATATAGGTAGTTTAATATGGCGAAGACAGCGGTCTTTACATTCGGTAGAATGAATCCACCCACTGTAGGTCATGAAAAACTGGTAAACAAAATACGTAAGGTGAGTAAAATCGTAAAAGGTACACCTTACGTATTTTTGTCTAAAACATCAGACAAAAAGAAAAATCCACTATTATACAGAGACAAATTAAAATATGCTAAAAATGCATTTGGCAATATTGTCCAAGACCACAAAGGTCGCAATATATTTGATTTAATGAAAGACCTAGAAAAACGCTTTGATAGTGTTAATATGGTAGTAGGTTCAGATAGAGTATCAGAATTTGAGTCACTTTTAAATAAATATAATGGAAAAGAATATGACTTTGATAGTATAACTATTACAAGCGCGGGACAAAGAGACCCAGATGAAGAAGGTTTAGCTGGAATGTCAGCCAGTAAAATGAGGCAGGCAGCAACAGATGATGACTTTGATTTATTTAAAAAAGGTCTCCCAGGACCGCTACAAAGAAATGCTAAAAAAGTATATGATACAATAAGAAAAAATTTATAAGGACTATATTATGACAAAACCACAAGACATGCAAGTGTTTGAAATTCTAGAAGAACTAAATGCTTGTACCACCAAACAAAGAAAAGTAGACTTAATTAAAACTAAGTATAGTAATCACACACCATTACAATATGTACTTAGATGGAACTTTGACAAGTCTATTCAATCAATGCTACCCGAAGGTGAACCACCATTTGATAAAGAAGATAAAGACGGTGACTCACCACAAAACTTGTGGTCCTATCTAAAACTATTTCCTAGTTTTGTAAACTCTGCACAGGGTAAACAATTACCTGAATTAAAAAGAGAAAACTTGTTTATTGAAATGCTTCAAGCTTTGGATTTACAAGAAGCTGAAATGATATGTCATGCCAAGGATGGAAACCTAAGTGAAATATCAGATATTACAGAAGATGTAGTAAATGCAGCATATCCTGATATGGGGTTAGTTGCTGAAGACATCCCTGAACCTACAGCTGAAGAACAAAAAGAGGACCTTTTGGCACAAGTCAAAGCTTTAAAAGAAGAAGCAAAAGGATTAAATAGTTTAGCAAAGGAATTAGCCGACAAAGCTAAAGCGATATAAGGGTAGATTATGCAACCACTAGAATGCGTGAAATTTGGTCACGATATAGGCCAATTAAAACCAGCAATTAATGAAGTTGGTTTCGATGTACATTATAATAAGATATATCGTGGTTTAGTAGACGATTTTAACAATGGTGTAGGCGACTTTGCATTTAACAAAGCCGGAGCACATCTTCACGGATTGTACTTCGATAACTTAAGGGAACGAAGAGATAACAACGTTCCAATTGGTAAAGCCGAGCATATTATTAGTCAGCGTTACGGCAATAATGCTAACTTTAAGAAGCAAGTTCAAGAACAAGCTTCTAGGCTACAAGGTTCTGGTTGGGTATTTATGAACATGCAAGGGTATGTAAATATTATTCCAAATTATAGAATAGTAGATAATGTTGCGATGATTATTGATTGTTGGGAACATGCTTATGCATATACTTTCGGTCATGACAGAGCAGCATTTATAGAGTCAGTATTTGAAATTATAGATTGGGACAAGGTTAACTCACGTTTAAACGGTGAGTAAATGTGTGTTGTAGCTGCAAAGCATTTTAAAGATACTGGTTGGATATTAGTAAAAAACAGAGATAGAAACTATCCTACTGAAGTAAAACTTGTTCAATCACAAAGAGCAGGTATAGAAAGATTATTCCTAAGAGATACTACTACTGGTTATAGTGAAGGCCTAAATGAATATGGTATTGCTATAGTATCAGCATCTGTAATGGTAAAGAAAGATGAAAAAGAAGGTGGAGGTAGAGCATCAGATTCTCAGAACTGGACATCACCTGATGGACAAAGAATTAGAAGAGCATTATATCAAAAAACAGTAGATGCAGCTGTCAAAAGTCTACTAAAATCACAAATTCCTGGTAATACACTTATAACTGACGGTAATATATGTTATCTTTTAGAAGGTGCATTTACTAACTATGAAAAACCAGACCAAAAATATCATAGTGTTGTTAAAAAAATTAATCCTAAAGATATATGTGTGAGAACAAATCATGGTCTTGAATTACCATGGACTGGATATAAAATGTCAGACCCAGACCAAAAGCCTGATAGACTGTCATCTGAAAGCAGATTAAAAATAGCTACAGCTGAAGTTAAAAAAGCAAAAGACCCTCAGGCATTATTAAATGCACTAGGTGTAGCTCCGAAAAGTAATCCACAAATGAATCCTATACGAATAAACAAAGGTAAAGGTGTGATGAGAACTACTGGACAAATTATGCTTAATCCTAAAGACAAAGTATTTACATATAGACCAACTATGTCTGAAGTAGAGTTAAAAAACTATAATAAACTTAATGGTGCGGAATCTAAAACATATTTTGAAATCATATCAAATAGAGAATTAATTAGTTTTGGTACATTCAAGGAAGGTACTGAAGAGTGGGAAGATGGTTTTAAAAGACGTGTTGTAAAAACTACAGACCCTGAACATAAAAAAGATGGCTACAATTGGCGTATTAAAGGTAAGGACCGTGATGAAATCAGTATAAAGCTTTATAAAGAAAAACCTGATTTTGCAGAGTTCAAAAAACAAATGAAAAGAGTAGCAGGACATGAATTCGGTTAAGAATTTTTTAAGTGAAGCAGCTGATAGTGGCAAAAATTTACATTTAACGCATGTTGATGAAGACCTCTTTGAAAGAGGAGATATAGGTGCAAGAGCTGCTATTGAATCCTGTAGAAATATTGTTGGTGGTCTTGGTACAGGCGAAACTCAACTTACCTTAAAATGGGACGGTGCACCAGCTATATTTGCAGGTGTAGACCCTGCTGATGGTCAGTTTTTTGTATCAACAAAAGGTGTATTCAATAAAACACCACTTACATATAAAGGTCCACAAGATAAAAGTAAGTTTGCAACTGGTGCTAAGTTAGCAATAGCACATAAAGAATTCCAAAAATTAAACATACCAACAGGTGTAGTCATACAGGGTGATTTACTATTTACAAAAGGTGAACAAAAGTATGAAACAATTGATGGTAAAAGATTTATTACAGTACATCCAAATACAATAGTATATGCTTGGGATGTAGAAAGCGAAGCAGGTAAAAATATTAGAAATGCAGATATTGGTGTAGTGTGGCATACCACATACTCTGGAAGAGACGATTTGCAAAAGTATAAAGCTAGATTTGGTGTAAATGTAAAAAAACTAAAAGCTACACGTTCAGTGTTTATGGATGATGCATACTTTAAAGGTGCTAATGTAGCATTTACAGATACAGAAAAAACTGATGTAGAAAGTCTATTAGCACAAGCACAAAATTTAATTGGTGGATTTGATAAATTAAAAGCAATTATGGATATGATACCATCTACTGCTGTAGGTGCAGGCATAAAAACTTATATCAATTCAAATATTAGAAAAGGCAAATTGCCAATGGCTCAAAAAAATCCAGTAAAAGATTATATTGAGTATGTAGATACATATTATCAAGACAAAGTGGTAAGTAAACTAAAAACAGATGCAGCTAAAGAAACTAAAATAGCTGCAAAAAGCCAACTACGTAGTGAGTTAGGTAAAAATGCTGATATATTAAAAAAAGCATTTCAATTTGTAGATTACATTACACAAGCTAAAGTTTTGATAATAAAAAAACTAGTGTCATTAGATAAACAAAAACAGTTCATTAAAACAAGCAAAGGATTTAAAGTGACTAACCCAGAGGGTTTTGTTGCTATTAATTCTAAGAAAGGTGAAGCTGTTAAGTTTGTAGATAGATTAGAATTCTCATACAATAATTTTTCTGATGACGTCATGAAAGGATGGCAAAAATGAAAACTGTAGTAATAATAACTGCTTTGTTATGGTATGCCAATAATCCTATTCAAATGCAAACAGACTGGCCAGGTGGTGAGTTTGAAACGTTATACGAATGTAGAGAGTTTCTGCAATCTAATAAAGTAATGCTTACATTAGGATTATTTGAAAAACACTTAGAAGATGATAAAGGAAATCACCTATTAAGTTGGGAGTACTTCTGTGAGTCAAAGACATACACAGACTTATAATGGGAATAAATATGATATGGACGGCAAAGAATTAAAAAATAAAGCATTTGCTCAAGGTAAAAAACATTTATATAAAGAAGATAAGTATAAGTCAGTACTTAGAAACATATATGAAGTGCAGTGTTATCAACACATAAATGTACTTGGTAGTGAAGATGCAAAGAACAGACCTAAATTTTCTTTTGGTTTAGCACATACTTTATGTATTGCTGGTCTGTGGGCATACAATTATGACTCTAAACAAGCAACCGTATACTATCCAAAATTAAAAGATGGTACTGAATGTCTTAGAGTAGATGATTTAACAGAAAACTTTGATGGTGTACAAAATATGAATGCTGAACCGCATCTTTCTACTGTGTATGATTCATATCTACCGTCTAACGAATGTGATTACGAAAGTGAATTAGATAAAAAAACAAGATTTAGTTGTGCAATGCCAGGTGATACTAAAACATATATGTCATTCGCACCAACATTTGGGACTGATAATAATGACCATTATATTCCATGCAATATAGACAGATGCTTTGAACCATACTGGGCATTACCTAAACCAATGTACAAATACAGAAATCCTATTATAGAAGCAGGTTATCATTTTGCATCTAGTAATCCTAATAAAACTATGTCAGCTAAATTTAGAGAAAAATTTGAAGCTGATTATCCTACAAGTAGATTTGATTTTTTTAAGTTTAAAGGTAAATTAGATAAAGTAATTAGACAAATGTCTAAAGTAAAAGAGTTTCATGGGACACTTGGTGGGTTATCATTTTTAGCACTGTCTATGGATATACCTACAACAATATGGATTAACAAAAGACATAAATTAACAGCGGAAGAAAAGATGATGAAACATTTAGCAAAACGTTCTGGTGCTAAATTTAAAGAGGCTGACATCTAATGGCTGATGATAAAAATAAGTTTATTACAAACATTAATTTTCGTGTCTTATTAAGACATAGACATAAAGCTAAACAAGCTCGTAGAAAAGGTTATCAGTATACTGATTCTGATAATGTGAACTTTGGTTTATTTCATTCGCTTTGCTTACAATCACAATTAGTAGATTACTTTCCAAATGCTACACAAAGAGCTGATTCAGAAGCATGGAGTCCTATATTTAAAGTATTGTACCCTGATTCTGATGGTAATGGTCAGATATTATATCGTAGAAAATCTATGGACTCTATCTTTGATAGTGACTGGGTAAATAATCCAATGATGAGATGGCTACCATTTGTACCTTACAAAGATAATTATAATGAATTAGCAAATGAACATGTATTTTGGATAGATAGTGATACAGGTAATAGTGTGGATATGTATAATGCATCTACAGATTCAGAGTTGCATAAAAGAGAAGTACAATTTGTTCTTGATAAAGTATTATCCACTGGTGGTGTAGATAATAAGATAATAACTGTAAGTATGGATATATTCCAATCTTTATTCTTTAAGAGTAGTGGTTCAACTGCACTTACATTTCCAAAACTAAGAACTGACTTACAACCAAGATATCGTAGTGGTGAAACACATTACACACATGCACATAAGTTTGGTGATGATAGTGAAGGTGTAGGACTCAGTGAAGAGTTCAAGACTAAATGGAAAACTGAAAACACAGATGCATGGAATTTTGATAGTGATACAAACACAGACTTGATTTCTGTTGTCAAAAAATTGAAAAATAGTAAATATTACCATGGCTCATTGAATGGATTAGCATTGCTAGCACTCATCTGTGGGGTTCCAACAACAGTATATATCCCAAATTCAGCCACATTATCTGAAGAACAAAAGGCAATGAGAAAGATATTGAAAAATAATGGTGCTTCAATACAGGCACAAGAAAACTTCTTACAATCAAGTCAACCAATGGACTTTGGCGATAATTTATAACGTAAACAGTATAATAATATTACAGGAGATATTATTATGACTATGCATTTACTAAGAGGCACACCAGGTCTCAACACTAAAAAACCTAAAATCAAAATGACTAAAGCTAAAATTGCAAAGTATCAAGTGCAATGGAAAAAGCATAACAAATGGGCTAAGTCAAATCGCTTACATGACTTTATACTTTCTTTTGATGACTATATTGACTATTGCCACGGCAAGTACAAAGTACAAGTACAGGCTGCACCTAGAAAGTTATATCAACAACCTGAATCTCCACATAAATCATCAAAGCAGTATCCTTCAGTTTCGAATGGTATGAGTGGTAATACATTTAAGAAAGAGCCACAAAGATATACAGGTACACTAGTTAAAGGTATTGCTCAAATGCATAAATCTAATGCTGTACCTGTTATTGATAAACAATCTGCTATAGATATAGCAAATATGAGGAGAAACTAATGCAAGAAAAAGAATTTCAAGTATATGCTGACTGTATCAGATCAGACCAAGTACCTGCAAAAGAGGTATATGAGTTATTCAAAGAAGAACCAGAGTTTGCATCTTGGTATAAGAAAAAGTATTTAACTGAAGAAGCTGAATCTAAAATTGAAAGATGGATGAATAAAAATCCAGACAATTCATGGGTACAAGAAACAGGTCTAAGAATACTTAGAAAGCTATTACGAAAGTAATAATATGCGCACCGCACAACTTAGTGAAATATTTAGTGACGACACTAGAAATAAACTATTAGATATCTACCACAGCTTTGATGAATATGACACATTTGAGATGGCTAAAGCACCAGTCACACCTGAGACTTTAGATTTAGTACAAGAAACTATAAGGCAGTGTCTTGGTACAGATTTTATCTATGTATCAGGTAATTATTATAGCCACACAAAACCTTTTTATCCACATACAGATTTTCAGAAAGAATGGAAAGATAGTGTCAATATTGTCATACCATTACAAGATGAAACAAATGGTACAGGTCGTTTAGTAATATTTGACCAAAAATGGGAAGAGGACAGCAAAACTTGGATGATGATACATCCAGTCACTAGGTTCAGTGTAAATACAGCATTAAGTGGATGTCCATTTGATTATAATATTACAGATAAAACAGGTAGAAAGATAGACGAATTTTTTTATAAAGAACATCTTACACAGTTTCCAACTTGGTGTTGGCAACACTTATCAGGTAAGACATATAGATTTGAAGAAAACAGTATAATTATATTTGATAATAAAAAAATACATTGTACTAATAATTTTACAGGTAAAAAAACAGGACTAACTTTGAGGTATAAAAGAAAATGATAGAACTTGATATTGTAGGTATTAACGATCCAAGACAAGGTGTTGCTATTCATGATGCTATAAAAAATGCATTTGATATACTTATGCCACGTAGAGTAAAACCAATTTATATTAATGTAGAAGTTGGCCTTGAAGAAGATATGGGTAGAGCAGTAGGATATATGCATGAAGAAGATGATGATGAATTTAACATTATTATTAGTCAGGCTATATT